TGATTGTAAAAACATTCCTAACAACACGAATGTTAAAAATTGATAAAATCCTATATATGCAATGGAATAATTATTCAAGCACTGTTGATATGAACTTAACTGATATTAATAGAAGAGCACGAATAATTAGAAATTACTATGATAAAGCTATTCACGAGCGAATCCTTGAACTTGGAAAAGAAGATTGGGATTGGGATGAAGAAACTCAAAAATGCCATCACGCTTGGTGGATAGATAGAAGTAGATATTTTGAAAAAGAACAAGTTTTAAATTACACGATAAAATAAGGAACAATATGAAAGTTTTGTTTGTAGTTGGATATCAGAAAACCCCATTTAATCCTTTTGTTTGGATTAAAGAAGGAATTGGTGGTTCTGAATACGCTGTTATAAAATTAGCTCATCAAATGTCAAAGCAGGGTGATGAGGTTGTTGTCACAGGTCAAGTTGTTCCGTGTGAAGTTGAGGGTATTAAGTATATACCATATGAATCCCTTGGAACAAATCAACATTATGATGTTGTAATTGCTACAAATTATATTCACTATATTAATGAACTTGACTCACGAGAAATAACTTTTGACAAATCTTATTTTTGGATTCATAATAATGAATATTACGCATATTGGAATGGTCAAATATTAGAGGATTTTGGAAAAGAACATTTACAAAATTCAAGGATGACTAATGTGATTGCAGTATCGGATTACTCCGCAAAAATACTTGAAGAAAAGTATACTGAAATGGTGGGAAAGGTCAGAGTTATTCCAAACGCTATTGACCCAACTGACTGGAATGGTATCCGATTTGATAACAAACGAAAAAACAAATTTGTATATACATCCGCTGCTGATAGAGGTTTAAAAAACCTACTTGAAATCTGGCCGCAGATTCGTGACGCCAGACCCGAAGCGACTCTTTGGGTAGCAAGTCCACCATACGCATTAGATTGGTATGAAGACTATAAGGGATTCTATGATGGTGTTCATTTTGTGGATAATCTACCACCAAGAGAATTATATGAGTTGATTGCTTCATCGGAGTATTGGGTATATCCATCACAATACGATGAAACCTATTGTATTACAGCATTGGAAATGATGATGGGTGAGGTTTCAATCATAACAACCGATACCGGAAATTTAGCAAGTATCATTCCAGCGCGAGGTGCTGTGGTATCTTCTGAAAGTGATGTTGAAACTTTAAAAAAACAAATTTTAGAAAAACTTGAATTTGTAGAATCGGATGCTGCTTTTAGAAAGTTTTCAAAAGAAAATGCTAAATCTTTTGTTCTAAAACAAACTTGGGAAAATGTAGAAAAAATTTGGAGAAATCTTATGAACGAAACACAACCCAACCGACAAGAACAAACTGATATGTTAGCTTTACATCCTGAATTATATTCTTACAAATATGACAAAATTGGATGGTTGGAACGATTTGTAACCTATGATGCGAGAATTAGAGAATGGGATTTGATTTCAGATGAACAATTTGATGGATGTTTTACATTTCCATTATTTACTGAAGAATTTTGTAAGATGATTCGTGAAGAGGCAGAACATTCAAAAAAATGGACTTACAAAAGACACGAATATTATCCAACCACGGATATGCTATTATCTGAATTGGGATTGAATGAAATTTACTATGAAGTTCTCCAAACCTATGTAATGCAATTTATGATTCACAAATTTGGTTTAGAAGGTAGGGGATGGGATTCTTTAAATTCTGAAAACTTTTTAGCAAGATACACACCAGACACTCAAGGTCATCTTTCAATACACCACGACTCTTCTGATTTAACTTGTTTAGTCCAACTATCAGACCTTGATGAATATGAAGGTGGTGGAACTTGGTTTTGGAGACAAAAAAAATTAATAAAAGGTGGAATCGGATATTGTACGGTACATCCTGGAAATATAACTCACAAGCACGGAGCAAGACCTGTAAGTAAGGGAAGTCGTTATATTATTGTATCGTTTATGAAAAATTTGGAAAGATATTAACCATACTATTTATATATTGAGGTATAAAAAGGAGAGTTAATGGCAATTCAAATTCCAATATGGCCAGGTAGTAGTTCATTTTCTTCAATATCTGCGTCTTTTTACACAGATTCATCCACAACTAAACCAACACCATTTGGTTTTTTTGATAGTGATTCTACGTTTAAGTCAGATGCTGATAATGTAGCCAATTGGTGCGCAAACCGATTGGGTTATCCCATTGTTGATATTGAATTACAAGATATAAACTTTTTTGCTTGTTTTGAAGAAGCCGCTAACGAATATTCTTCACAAATCAATCAGTATAGAGCAAAAGAAAATCTTTTGTCTCTTCAAGGTTCAAGTTTAAACAACACACTTGCTAGTAAGCAACTAAATAGTAATATGCAGGGTGTAGTAAATCTTGCGAAAGATTACGGAACCGAAGCAAAAAGTGGTGGTAGATTAACACACTATACCGGTTCATTCACTATGGTAGAGGGTCAACAAATCTACAATCTAAATGATAGTAGTGTTGTATCACTTGAATCAGGTTCAGTTACAAATGGACTTACCATTCGTAAAGTATTCCACGAAGCACCGCCTGCGATTGTAAGATACTTTGACCCATTCGTTGGAACAGGTATGGGTTCTCAACAAATGATGGATACTTTTGGGTGGGGTAACTATTCACCGGGTGTATCATTTTTAATGCAACCAATGTATGATGACTTACTTCGTTTACAAGCAATTGAGTTTAACGACCAAATTCGTAAATCTCAATATTCATTTCAATTAGTTAATAATCGTATTAAAATATTCCCACTTCCGGTTTCAGGTGATGGTGGTGTAAAAATATACTTTGAATATACATTAGATACTGAAGCAAATAATCCAATTATAGCATCAAATGTGGTTAGTGATTTTTCTAATGCTCCGTTTGAAAGATTAACATATACTTCAATCAATTCAGCTGGTAGACAATGGATTACCAAGTATACTCTTGCATTAGCTAAAGAAGTTCTTGGTGCGGTAAGAGCAAAGTTCTCCGCTATTCCAATTCCGGGAGCAGACATCACATTGGATGGTGGTGACCTTCGTAACGAAGCTGCTGCAGAAAAAGAAGCACTCCTAACTCAATTAAAAGAAATGTTAGAAGCTACATCTAAAAAAGCATTGATGGAAGCCAAACGAGATGAGGCTGAATTCCTTGAGTCTACACTTGCAAGAATTCCAAGACCAATTTATATAGGATAATCCAATGGCGTTATTTGGTGGTCAGAGAGATATGTCTTTGTTTAGAACATTAAACAAGGAACTTATCAATGATATTATTGATACTGAAGTTTATTTTTTTAAATTCGCTATAAGTGAAACAAAAAACAATTTATACGGAGAAAGTAAAAATAAACAATATTACAATCCTGTAAAAATTCCGTGTCTAATAGAGTACAATACCCTTGAACAAATTTCAGATGAGTTTGGTCAGTATTATTCAAGAAATGTTGAATTTAGATTTCTTCGTGATACTTTAAAAGATGACAAAGATATACATCCGGATGTGGGTGATATTGTTGAATGGAATCACGAATATTTCCAAATTGATTCGGTAGCAGAATCTCAATTATTTGCAGGTAAGAATCCAGATACTTGGGATGGTGGTGAAAGTCAAGGTTATTCAATATCATTTATATGTGCTGCACATATGACACGACAATCTACTATTAATTTAGTTGATAACCGATTTGGTAATTCTAATAACACAACTAATACAATACCGGTGGGAATTTAATGGCAAATCGTTATAGAGTAGTTGACCCTAATAAGCCGGACTTGAGACAAACACAAAGTTCTACTCAAGATGACCCTGTATTAAACAAAGCGAACCAGGTTCGTAGAGATACTGATAATGTTAAAAACATTTCAATTGGATTATACGATATTGACCTTGCGTTTAAAGATTTTTTGGAAAGAGATGTAAAGCCAATGGTCAATGAAAATGGCCAGTTAGTTCAAGTTCCGGTGATGTATGCAAATCCAGAGAAGTGGAAATCTGCCCAACAAGACCTTTTTATGAGGGATGATAATGGAATGATTTTAACACCTGTGATTGTATTTAAAAGAAATTCTATGTCTCCAAATACGGATATGGCAAAACTAAAAGTTATAAATGCTGAAGATGCTAATCAGATGTTTGAAAGAACATATACAAGGGACAATAGATACGACCAATTTTCAATATTGACAGGTCAAAAACCTTCTAAAGAATACTATGCTGTTGAAAAGCCGGATTATGTAAACGTGGAATATTCTACCATTGTTTGGTGTGATTACCAAGAGCAAGTAAATAAAATTGTAGAACAAATTGTATTTTTCCAAGGTCGTTCTTTTGGTGATAGATATAAATTTGTAGTAAAGTCAGATTCTTATCAATTTGAAACTATTGCAGATTTAGGTCAAGATAGAATAACCAAAGCCGAAATTACTCTACAAGTAAAAGCATACCTATTGCCAGAATTCGCTGGAATTAAAAACAATACCAGAAAAACATTTTCAGTTGGTAAAATTATATGGAATGAAAGTTACGACCTGTAATTCTATATTTATACTATATTAAAGAGATTTTATTATGGAAAAAACAGTTATATCACTTACCGAAGAAGAAGTAACAAAGATAAATGTGTTACAATCGGGTATCTTACAATCACTTGCTAGATTAGGCGAAATTGAAATAGAGAAGCTTGAACTTGAGAGTGTTTATAAGTCTTTGAACGAAGAAACCGACCAACTCATAAGTCGTTACAACACTTTAAAAGAAAATGAAGGAAAACTCGCACAAGAATTAAAACAAAAGTATGGCGAGGGTGGGGTAGATTTAGAAAACAATACTTTCGTTCCTAAACAATAATTATTGTGTTTCCCTAATTTTCTTGGTATTTATTAGTAAGGAAAATTCCAAAAATAGAACATTAGGAGAAAAATAATGGCTGAAAGAATTGTTAGTCCAGGTGTCTTCACAAGAGAAAAAGACCTCTCATTCTTACCTGCGGGTATTGCTGAGATTGGTGGTGCTCTTATCGGACAAACTATCAAGGGTCCTGCATTCGTTCCAACGAGAGTAGAATCATTTAACGAGTTTCAACAAAAATTTGGTGGTTTGACCGAAGATTCATATCTTCCTTACACCGCACAATCATACTTACAAGACGCTTCAAACGCAACTATCGTTAGAGTATTGGGTTCCGCTGGTTATACCGCACAACCAATCGCGTTGGTAGTTTCGGGTGCTGCTGGTCAAAAAGTAGCTGCTGTGTTACACCCAACCACGACTACATTTGGTGGGGATTATGTAGGTTCATCACTTTCGGTTGTAGGTGCAAGTGGATTAAATACCGCTTCATTATTCCTTTTGAATTTAACAGGTAGTTCTATCCCAGCTAATACAACGGTAAGTGCTTCTTTAAATCCAAGTTCAGAAAATTACTTTACAAAAGCTTACGGATATGCTCCTAAATCTACAAAGGCTGCATACACCTATATGAATTTTTCTACATTTCAGTCAGCATCTTTTGCAGCTTCAAATTCATCTTCAATAACTTTTGTAACCGCTTCAGTTGATTTAACGAACGAATATTCACACGCATCAACTCCGTACATTAAATCACAAAAAGTTGGTGGTGTAGCTACGAACTTATTCAAAGTTCACACCCTTTCACACGGTAATGCTACAAACTACGAGTTTAAAGTTGGTATCCGTGATATCAAACCCGCTTCTGAAGTTCCAGGTTCTGAATACGGAACATTCACTTTACAAGTTCGTAGAGTAGATACTGCAAAAGTTCCTTACTCTATTTTTGGAACAAATGTCCAAGACGCAGACACACGACCAAACATCGTAGAAGAGTTTACAGGTCTTAACCTTGACCCAAATTCACCAAATTACATCGCAAGAGTAATTGGTGACCAATACATTACGGTTGATGCAAATGGTAAATTATCAACAAATGGTGATTATCCCAACGCATCTGCTCACATCCGTGTTGAAATGGAAGCTGATGTAACAAATGGTGCTATTGACCCATCTTTAGTTCCTTTTGGATTCGGTGCTTTAACAAACCCACTTAATAGTTCATATACTTTGCCAGACCCATCTTATGTTGTATCTCAATCTTTAGGTGGTGTAGTAAATACTAAAGTATTCCTTGGATACGATTACGACTTTAGTACAACTGACAATTTGAACTTCTTATTACCACTTGGTTCTACAACTGTTGTTGGTTCTGACTTTGATTTGGCTACTTGTCACTCAAATGGTTCTACAATCTCTTTAACATCTGATGTAGATGCTAAAAAATTCATCGTACCTTTCCAAGGTGGTTTTGATGGTTGGGAACCAAACCGAGTAATTCTTACCGGTAATTCTATTGTTGCTGGTAACACTCAAGGTTTAGATTGTTCTTCCGCTACCGCTGCTGGTACGGTTGCAGTAAGAAAAGCTATCAACGCAATTTCAAACCCTGATGAATTTGACATCAATATGGTTGTTCTTCCGGGTATTTTACATAGATTACACTCATCAGTAACCACATTCGCTAAAGATATGTGTGAAGATAGACAAGATTGTTTCTATGTAATGGACGCTGGTGAATATGGTAATTCAAACGCTACGGTTGTAAACGCTTTAACTTCGTTTGACTCTAACTATGTTGCTACTTACCATCCTTGGGTTAAAATCCTTGATACTGACAAAAACAAGCCAGTATGGGTTCCGCCAAGTGTTGTTCTTCCTGGCGTGATTGCTTTCAACGATTCAGTTGCTGCTGAATGGTACGCTCCCGCAGGTTTGAATCGTGGTGGTTTGACTGATGTAATTGAAGTTAAGACTCGTTTGACTCACGCTGAAAGAGATACACTTTACGAAGGTCGTGTAAACCCAATCGCTACATTCCCTGGCCAAGGTGCTACGGTATTCGGTCAAAAGACCTTACAAGCTAGACCATCCGCTTTGGATAGAATTAATGTAAGAAGATTGTTGATTGCTGTTAAGAAATACATCGCATCTTCTACAAGATACTTGGTATTTGAACAAAACACCGCTGCTACAAGAAACCGCTTCTTGTCAATCGTAAACCCATACTTGGAATCAATCCAACAAAGAAATGGTCTTTACGCTTTCCGTGTGGTAATGGATGAAACTAATAATACTCCAGATGTAATTGATAGAAACATCTTGGTAGGTGAAATTTACTTACAACCTACAAAGACTGCTGAATTTATTGTCTTGGATTTCAACATTCTTCCTACGGGTGCTGCATTCCCTGGAGCATAATTTGAAGAATGATATATTTATAAGAAAGATTAGGAGAATTTAAATGGCAAATTTACTCACACCGCAGGAGATAATGTTTACGAACTTTGAACCTAAAATGTCAAACAGGTTCATTATGTATATTGAAGGAATTCCAGCATATCTCATCAAAGCGGCTAACCGCCCTGAAATTCAGAATGGTAAAGTGACTATTGACCATATCAACACTCGTAGATATGTAAAAGGTCGTTCTGAATGGCAAGATTTAACCATCAGTTTGTATGACGCAGTTGTTCCATCTGCGGCTCAAGCTGTAATGGAGTGGGTTCGTTTGACTCACGAATCGGTAACAGGTCGTGATGGTTATTCAGATTTCTACAAAAAAGACATCGTGTTTAACTCATTAGGTCCGGTTGGTGATAAAGTTGAAGAATGGACATTGAAAGGTGCTTTTATTCAGACTGCAAAATTTTCTGATATGGATTACACCGGTGAAGATTTGGCTACTGTAGATTTAACATTGACTTACGATTACGCTATCTTACAATACTAATTTAGGATTGAAAAATGAGAAACCCCACTTCGGTGGGGTTTTTTTGTTTTAAAAAGTTTTATTTTGATATTTATACATAGTTTAATTAAACGGAGACTAAAATGATTAATATCGTTAGAAACAGAGATACCAAAATCGTATATGCTGTTGTAGGTGAGGGTAATTTGGTTATTACCGAAGGTACTACTACATATGATGGTGATATTTTTACAATTGATTCAGAATTTCCATATACTTGGGAATTTGGATATGAATGTGTTCAAGCAGAAGTTGAAGTACCTGAAGAATGGCACGGTTCAAAATACATTTTTGATAATGGAACTTGGACACTTGTAGTATAATAAAAAAGAATAAGTTATGACTCAAAATTTAAATGATGACTACTCAAACGAAAATGTAGTTGACCAATTAAGAAAAGAACACGAAATTAAGGAACTAAAAAACTATCAGTTTCCAACTGAAGTTATTGAACTACCATCTCGTGGTCTAATATACCCTTCAGACAATCCGCTTTCAAGTGGTAAGGTTGAAATGAAATATATGACTGCAAAAGAAGAAGATATTCTTACAACACAATCGTATATTAAGGATGGTTCAGTTCTTGACCGATTATTTCAATCACTTATTGTTTCTAATGGTAATGGTCAACCTATTAAGTATGTTGATTTGGTTACGGGCGACAAAAACGCAATTATGATTGCTGCTCGTGTATTGGGATATGGTAAAGACTACCAGGTAGAAGTAAACGACCCATTTACAGGCAAAAAGCAAAAAGAAACTATTGACCTTACTCAATTTGATAACAAACCATACGATGGCTCTGCTCAAGTAGCACCCCATACCAATGAGTTTGAATTTACCTTACCTCGTTCTCAAAGAGCCGTAACCTTTATGGCTATGACTGAATCAAAAGAGCGTAGAGTAAAACACCAAGTTGAGGAGTTGAATAAAGCAAATCGTAAATTGAAGGATGAAACATCACGAGAACTTACGACTCGTTTAAAAACGATGATTCTTTCAGTTGATGGTGAAACTGATAGTAGAGTAATCAGTCAATTTGTAGATAATGAATTATTTGCAGTTGACTCAAAAGCATTAAGAAACTATATCAACGAAGTTGTCCCTGATATTGACCTTAATTGGGAATTCATTTCAGAGGAAACGGGGGAAAGGAGGGAGATGATTCTACCGATGGATGTGACCTTTTTTTGGCCTAACTCCTGAATATAGAAAACATCTTCATACTCACATTTTTGAATTGATATACCACGGAAATGGTGGATTTAATTTTAATGATGTTTACAATATGCCGGTTTGGGCCAGATTGTTTTATATTGGTAAAATAATTGAGTTTAAACAGCAAGAAAAGCAAGCTCACGACAAAGAAGCTGCTAAAATTCGTTCAAAAACAAGAAGATAAGGAATACCCGACACATTTGTTGGGTATTTCTATATTTATACTATATGATTAGAGGGAAAACTATGAAATCACAAAAAATAGAAACCATTATTGAATCACTTCACAAAAGAGGTATGACCGAAGGTGGTATCCGTGATTTTTTAAAAAAGATTCAACTAGCTATCAAGACAAAACAACTTGATAAATTGACCAATGACCCTGAATATCAAAAAATCATAAAGCAATATAACATTAAGCCGGTTGATTGGACTAAAAACTACGACTATTGAGTTTAAAGGTATAAATGGCCAATAAAGATACTCAAGATAGAATAAACGCCTTACGACAAGAGGAACAACTTCAGCGTAATCTTCAGACTATGCTGAATGACAGACTTACGACCTCTGGTAAGTTAACCAAAGCTCAAGAAGAGCTATCTCAATCTTTATTGCAAACAAGTGACCTTGAAGATAAGCTTTTAACCATTCAAAACAAAAAGGATGAAATCCTTAAAAAATATAATGGTAATCAAAAAGAATTAGGTAAAAAGTTGTTAGAACAACTTGAAACTATGGAAGAATACCTAAAAATTGAAAAGAAGCGAAAAGATAAAGCAGATGAAATAAAAGATTTGATAGATGGTACACGAGATAGTCTATTAGAATCGGTTGGTCTTTCATCTGAAATGTTTAAAAACGGAATCAAGTTTGGTCTTGGTATGATGGTTGCTAAAAAGGCAGCTGATATGGTATCAACCGCATTTGAATCTACAGTGGGTCTTGCTAAAGAAATGTATCTCAATATGGGAACTACCGCAGGTGAAGCTGCGAGAGTTGGTGCTGAAGTGACTCAAGCAAGTTTATCTATGACCGGACTTTTATATGGGTCTGAAGCGGTTGCCGAAGCTGCAAAGTCAACCGCCGAATACTTTGGAAGCACGCACGTGATTAGTTCAGATATGTTAAAAAATGTAACTGAATTAGCTGCAATGATGGGTGATGGTGCTGGTGCTGCACAAATGAGCCAGATACTTCAAAGTGCAAGTGGTGATGCTGCAGGAATGACTGCTGAAATTAAAGAAATTGCCCAAGGTGTGGGTGTTGATGCTTCTGAAGTTTTTAAAGAAATGGGTAAAAATGCTAACTTATTAGTTGGTAAGTCAAAAGAAGAAATTAAGATACTTGCTAAAAAGACCGCTGAGTTGAAAAAACAAGGTATGTCAATGGATTTAATGAATTCGGTATCAGAAAATATGTTGGATATTGAGTCTTCGTTAAAAGCCGAAATGAAAGCTCGTGCGTTTGGTATGGATGTAAATACAGCCGCAATGCGTGAAGCTGCTCTTGCATATCAACAAACAGGTGATGCTACTGCCTTGAGTAAAGCTTTAGAAGAACAAATCGGAACCGCTGAGGAGTTTGGTAAAATGGGTCCAATGCAGCAAAGAATTTACGCAGATTCTTTGGGTATGACTGCTGAAGAAATTACTCAAATGTTGACTAAACAAGAAGCCCTAGCTAATCAAATAGAAATACTTGGTGAAGACGGTGCAAACGCATATAACAAAATAAAAGAAGGCGCTATGGGATTTGGTAGTGCTATGATGGGTGTATTACCCGTTTTAGCTCAATCGGTGGGCCTTATGAAAGGGCTTGGAGTTAAGACCGAAATATTTGGTGGTATTGGTAAAAAAGGCGGAGCGGCTCCAACCCCAGCACCAGGTGGTGGTGAAAAGAGTGGTGGTATGATGAAGGGTATGACTGATGCTATATCCAAAATTGATGCTAAAAAATTACTTGCCGGTGGTGCTGCTCTTGTATTAGTTGCAGCTTCAGTATTTGTATTCGCTAAAGCAGTTCAAGAATTTATGAATGTTTCTTGGGAAGCTGTGGGTATGGCAGTTGTATCTATGTTGGCTCTTGTTGGAGCGCTCGCATTGGTGGGTGCTATAATGATGAGTGGTGTAGGTGCTGTTGCTATTCTTGCTGGTGCTGCTGCTATGTTGGTAATCGCTGCTGCTTTATTTGTTCTTGGTAAAGCTATCCAAGAAATAGCTACCGGATTTGGAATGATGGGTGAACTAACCACACAATTAACCGCATTGGTGTTAATTGCTCCGGGTCTGATGGCTTTGGCTGGTATTTTTGGAATGTTGGGTATTGGGTTAGTAGGTATGAGTGTGGGACTTGCTGCAGTGACTTTATTTCTACCAACTTTATTATTACTCGCAGCTACTTTACCTTTGATTTCATCCGCACTTGGAATGGGTGGTGGTGATGGTGGTGCTGCTAGTGGTGGTGGAAATGCTAACGACCCATTATTAGAAGAGATTAAAGGTCTCCGAGCAGACATTCAGTCACAACCAATAGTTATTAAAGTAAACGACAAGTTAGTCACGGAAATGAGCCGAGCTAATTCTCGTATGGAAACCGTAAGAAGACAACATAGATAAAGGTTGATGTGGCGTTAATAGATTTAAAATCAGACCTTTCAAAGTGGAGAAAGCCCGTGGAAAAACCTCTGGCTGATAGTCCACGCAAAGAAGTCCCAAAATCAACAAATCAAACACCACTTTCAGAACTTATAAATGGAGTTCCAACACCACAACGACCTGGCCAAACCGCAACCAAGTCTGGTGTAACTCCTAAAGCATATAATAATACTGAAAAGTTCAAAGGTGAAACAAAAACAAAACCTTTAGAACAAACTCAAAAGTTTTTAGGCGAAACAACCCCAACACTAGCATCTCAAGTAGAAAAGTTTAAGGGTGAAACAAGCCCAACGCTTGCATCTCAAGTGGAAAAATTTAAAGGTGAAACTACACCAACTCTTGCATCACAAGTAGAAAGGTTCAAGGGTGAGACTACGCCAAAGTTATATGATAATACCGAAGAGTTCAAAGGTGAAACTACTCCAAAGTTGTATGATAATACTGAAGAATTTAAGGGTGAAACTACACCAACTCTTGTAAATCAAAATGAAAAGTTTAAAGGTGAAACCACACCAAAGCCATTCACGTTCCAAGAGAGATTTTTAGGTGAAACTGACCCAACTCGTGTAGAACAGGGTGATAAAGATAAAGGTGAGACTACACCAAGATTATTTACATCCAATAGGTTGCCTGACCTTGAAGACCAAGCAAAGGACTTTGGGGTGGTTGATTTTTTTACAAACGATAAAGCGGTTGGATTTACTCCAAAAATAAATACCAACTCAAAATTTGTTGGTGTTAATCCTTCAGGAACTATATTTGATACCACAACTTCAATTCGCTCCCTAAAAGGTAACCCATCTTTGTATAAGATATCCTTACAACTTGATAATGGGTTGCGCAAGAATTACAATGATAGTGTATTAAAAGACACCTACAATGGTAAAACTAATAAGTCGGGTGGTAATGCTCACGGATTATTAAAAGAAGATTCATTCAATACTTGGATGAGTAAACAGCCATTCATTGTTACAGGTATTCAAAATGGTAAGGGTAAAGAATTCAATTATGGATTTGGTGGTTTATCATTTATTCGTGGCGGTGCTGTAACCTCAACCACAAGAGCTGCTCTTGATGTTGCAAGAATTTCACAATTCCTATTAACTCCTCGTGGTATTGTTTGGGGATTAAAGCAAGTTGGAATGCAGAGAAGTCAAAGGTGGGGTAAGGTTTGGACCCCAGCCAATTTATTGGCTACTATTGGTGGACAACATATTGGATTTAGACCCGATAGACAAGGTGTGTATCCAAGTGATGATAGAGGTAGATATCAACCATATTTGACTGATATATATAATACTTTCAAATTAACACCAAATCTTGCTGTTTTACCATTACGAGTTGACCTACGAGGTGGATTTGACTCCGTTTATGGTATTGGTGTAACTACATATAATAGGCAACATAATACATTTTCCGACCCAAATAGACTGGATAACGATGATAAGGCAAACTTTACACAAAAAATAAACCCATTTGATGTCAAGTTTCTTCCTACATTTGATTCATATGAAAGAAATTTATCAGAAAATGGTAATCTTGTATCTCAAACCGAAGAACAATCACCAATTCCAATTGATGTTAAAAACGAAACAAAAACAAATCTATTAAAGTCGGATGGATTTTATGGTACTCAACCGGATGTTGCTGATTATGAGTTTTTGTCGTATGGTAAGATTAAGAAAAGAGCTGAAGGTTTTGCAACAACATCACCTACCGATTTTAGAAGTTTGTATGATAAAGGAAACAAAAAAGCACTTTCACAAGACACCGATTATGTAAGCGAAAATATTCATTCCATCTATCGTGTACCAAATCCATTGGCTGAAAAAAATCCAAAATATTTGAGTGGTAAAGATTCTACAAAGACATTTTCCGGTGATACTTCTATTGACCCATTAAACAATACCATATTTAATCAAAGTGGTAGAGTAAATTCTGACCTTGTAACTCTATTCTTTGCATACGATAATAGAAGTGGAGCTCAAGATAGTTCAAAAATACTTCAGTTCCGTTCAACCATTTCCGGTCTTACTGAAACCTATTCACCATCATATAATCCAATTAAATATCCAGGTCGTGCTGACCAAGGGTATATGTATGAGTCTTTTGAACGAACACTTACATTCAACTTTAAGGTTTATGCTAACTCACGAAGAGAAATGAAAAATATGTGGTTAAAAGTGCAAGAACTTGCAAAATTAACCCTACCTGATTATTCAGGTGGACCATACTCCGGACAATTGGTATTTTTCAGATTAGGTGACCTTTGGGGACAAGGTGCAAGTGGTATTCCTTCAATTATTACCGCATTGACTTATACTTATAACGATGACCATCCGTGGGATGTAAACTATGATGGTCAATTAGGCGAACTTCCAATGGGATTGGATGTAAATATTAGTTTAACTTTACTTCCGGGAACTGCTGCTGGTGGTAGAAGATATGATGTAAATGGACTTGGATTATATTCATTTAGTAGTGAATTTGGTTCAACTCCATCACAAGGTTTATCTAAATCTCTTACACCAATTACTTGATTATGGAACGATATACTGACATAGAAATTAGAAAAACCTCAACAGGTAGAAGGTTTCGTAGGACTGTTCAATATCCTGTGATTGAACCATCATTTGAGGATACATACATCATTGGTATGGAATCGGACCGATTGGATAATTTAGCTTGGAAATATTACAAAGATACATCCCTTTGGTGGATTATTGCAAGAGCAAATGGAATTGGTAAGGGTGACTTATCAGTTCCAGTTGGTTCCCAAATTCGTATTCCTGCAAATCCTTTGGATATCGTAACTAAATTTAACGAACTAAATAGTATATAAAATTATGGGAATTTTAACTCCTGGTGGTTTTGGAGCGGCCGGAACTCTGGCTGCAAGAGAAGGTTGGATTGCGGGTAATTCCGTTTCAGCTCGTGCTTTAGAGTGGTTACACCAACGAAGGGCATATGGTTCGGTTAGTTTTACAGGAGCTAATGATGGTTTTACTTGTAAAGCTAAAGCATATACTTTAACATTTGGAACGGGTGATGAAGCTGCTTTAAAAAGAGCCGGTAGATATGTTCCAAGACCACACTTAACTTCAATCACAACAAAAAACCAAGGTAGCGGTGATATTTCAGACATTGCTATGTGGGATATTTCATTTGAGTATGTAGTGTATTCAAGTGGTGACTTTAACGCAGCTACTGCTGCTTTTATGATTCCTGGCAACTTTGTAAATGTTAAATTTGGATGGACTAATGGGTTTGGTGAAGTTTCAATCAATGAAGCT